GGTTGGTGCAACAAAAATATTAATGGTCACTGTAAACTTTCCTTTTAATTTAGTATTCTAACTAAAAGGAAACGCTATGCACCACACTGAAGATTTTAAGGAACTTAGAGAGTTTGTAAACGAGATGAACTCGTCTAATTCAACTAATCATAAAGTAGAAGTTCTCATCAAGTATAAATATCATGACTTTATTAAGCGGATCCTATTCTATACTTATCACCCATACTGGAATTTTGGCATAACTTCAGCGAATCTTAAAAAGCGTGAAGACCTTATTGCACCTACCGAAGTATATGACGATCTTTTCTTGATGCTTGATGATTTTAACGAGCGTCATATGACAGGTCACTCTGCAATCGAAGCCACCAATCGTTTTATTAGGGATTATGAAGAGTGGGCCGACCTGATCTATCAAGTAATCGACCGAAACCTTGAGACTCGAGCAACGACTACCTTAATCAATAAAGTAAACCCTAAGTTTATTCCAACCTTTGAAGTAGCACTAGCTCACGATGCAGCTAAGGTAAAAGGAGTCGATATTTTTGACGGTACCTGGTTTGTCTCCAGAAAACTAGATGGGGTTCGCTGCATCTGCTTCGTTCGTGGTGACGATGTAAGATTCTTTTCACGTAACGGAAAAGAATTCTTAACCCTAGGCCGAGTAGCAGATGAAATCAGACGCTTAGGGATCACTGATCTGGTTTTAGATGGTGAATTATGTCTCATGAATGAAAATGGCTCAGATGACTTCCAGGGAATCCTGAAACAGATACAACGTAAGGATCATACGATTGATAACCCAAGATACCAGATTTTTGATATCTTACTCGCTGGTGAATTTGCTGGAGACGATGACTCTCCGCTATTTTCTACCCGACTAGACAGTAGAGAACACTTATTAGGCGACTTAGGCTCATCCACTATTTTGGAGATACTGCCACAGGTCAGAATTAACGATGAAGGTGCTCTTGAAGAACTAAAGGCCCAATCTAAAGATTCAAACTGGGAAGGGCTGATTGCTAGAAAGGATACTAATTATTCTTCGGGTAGATCTAAACACATGCTTAAAATCAAAGAGTTTTTTGATGATGAATATGTGGTTACTGGCTTGATCATGGGACCTCAACGAGTAATCGTTAACGGTAAAGAAGTAGGAGAAGATATGTTAAGTGCAGTAACGATCGAACACAAAGGATCACAAGTACAGGTTGGAAGCGGTTTCACCATTGATCAGCGTCGACACTATTATCGAAATATTGGAGAGATTATGGGTGCAACCATTACTGTTCAATACTTTGAAACTACAACTGATCAACATGGTAATCATTCGCTACGTTTTCCAGTCTTCAAGGTAAACCATGGAGCCGCTCGGGAAGTGTAAAGATACGCGTATAACTAGATAAATAACAGCAGATACTAAACTTTCTGAAGAAAATTAGTACTATATAAAAAAACCCATTATTATGGCAGATAACATTGCTCAACAATTTGTAGGACTTCCAATCGAAGACCTAATCGTGAGCCCAATCGTTGGAATGGCGAAAGGACAAGCGAAATTAAACGAAGTCACCTGGAAATACATCAGCGAAGTTGCTTTTGTTACAGGAAAAGACAAAGACGGTAAAGACATCGTCACTGCTCGTTCACTAGACGTTCAAATGAATCGTGTAATGACTAACGGTGAAACTGGAGAGCAATCTCTTGAGACTCTTTATTCAAAGGTTCCTATGTTACCATTGGTTCCACTTCCTTCATTAGCTATCACATCAGCTGATATTGAATTTACAATGGAAGTAAAAACATCAGAAGTAGATAAATCAAGCACAGATACTTCTGGCTCATTTAGCGCAACAGTTAGCGGCGGTTTCTGGGGAATGAAATACTCTGCGTCTATGTCTGGAAGCGTTGCTACGCATAAAGAGAATACACGTAGCACTGATAATTCAGCTAAGTATAACGTTAAAGTTCACGCAGAACAGTTGCCTGCAACTGAAGGTATGTTAAAATTATCTGATTACTTAACTCAAATGTTAGAACCATCTTTAATTCCATTAACAGTTGATCCTACTAAATAATAAACACTAACACCTTAAGTCCAATATAAATGGCAAAATTAAACATAGAAGAGCTAGTTGGCGGCCTCTTAGAGGCTGCCATGGTAGCTAAAAGAATTGCTGAAACACAGCATATCGATAACCTAACTAACTATTTTGACCAAGACGGTACTCCGAAGCTTGTAAATTTCAAAGTTAAAGGCAAAGACCTAGAGGTTCCTCTATTCATTTTAGCCGATCACTCTTCGATTGGTTTAGACGAACTTGATATTGAATTCTCAGCAAGATTAATAGTCGGTACAAACAAACCTTCTGATTTAAAGCGAGAGCTTTTAGGTATATTTAGAAGAAAGAAGAAAGAAGATCTCCACAACATAAAAGGCATAGAAGTAGACACAGGAAAGAATGAAGACGGTAGCGGAATGGCAAAGATCAGCATTAAGTTTAAGTCTGATACTAAACCTGAGATGGTTTCACGACTGCTTGACACATATATTCAAAGTATAGAACATAAAGGAGAAAAATAATGGCTTTACCTTGCCCTTTTTGTAGGACTCCTCTTGGAATTGACTTAAACTTCATTCTCAAACATCCAATATCAGTCTGCCCAAGCTGCAGAACTGTTCTAGATTTTACAGTTGACAAGGAGATCAAGAAGAAGTTTGATTCTGCAATTAAAGAAATAGATGATATCAAGAAAAAATATAAAGGAATTGCTAAATTTGGGTAAACCTTAAGCTAAAAATAAAGTATAAATATTAAATAATTTAACTTAAACACTATGTCATTTCATAAGAAGAGACTTCCTCCGCTTAACGAACTAATAGAAAATCATAAGAAACTAGGAGATGACTATCTAAAAGATTTCTTTTCTGCTGACGCTTTGATTGGATCAAAAGAATCTTCTGATTATCTGGACGACTTTATCAAATCAAAAAAATCAATATCTAAACTAGCTGAGGCTCTTTCAGAATTTATATCTGAACTCCAATCTCTCTCTCAAATTAAATACTCAGAAGAAATAGAGGCACTTTATAAAATAAGGGAGACGCTAACGCATAAAAATCAATAGGTTATGAGCAAACTAAATCAAATTAAAATACCAGTATCACTTGTTAGCGTTGACGATTTAACTAGAATAGCAGTTGAACAGAACGTAATTGAGGACGAGTTTAATTGGGAATTAGTTCGTGAACACGACGGGCTGATTAATAAATCAAAAGATATTATTTGGTTAGAATTTGGCGAAGACCTCAAATTTAAAGCGAAACACGATAAACCAGCAATTGGGCTGTCACTGCTTATGTCACCGTTTAATGGATATTTTACATGGCAAACAACATCCGTCCTGGAAATTATAACTGATAATGAAGAGTGTCTTAAATTTAAGACTAAAAACAGTGTTTACACACTAACTAAAATAAGTAACAAATAAAAAATAAACATATGTATTACATCGCAAAAGTAAAGTTTGAAACAGTGGACGATAACACTGGAAAAATAAAAAAAGTATATGAACAATATTTAGTTGATGCGGAAAGCGTTGCTGAAGTTGAAGAAATACTTAATGACCGGTTTCAAGATTCTATCTCAGAATCAGCAGTGTCTAGTGTAAATGAGTCAAAGATTCTAGGACTAGTAACTAGAAAATAATGAAACACATGGCAACAAAGACTTCTGAGAAAGTCTATGAAGTCTTGACTAGGTTTGCAGAAGCAAACTCAAATTACTACCAAAAGGAAAGCTTCGTCTATCACTTTGGAGTGGTTAATGGGACTGCAAATAAATATAAACTTACCTGTATGGATGGCGGAATTCGTCACTTTATCTGTAACAACGACGGAGACTTTTGGGTCGACGGCACTGGTGCAGGTAAGGTGAACGCAATCCTACGCAAGATAGCAGAAGAAGCCAGAAAAGATGCAGTTTGAGATACCGATTGATAAAGATTCAAAGTTTGCAATGGAATTCTTTAGTCTAATAGATCAACACGTCTCGGAACTTGCAACTGACTACCAAAAACTGCCATCTCAGATAATATTTTCTGGAGGGCTAGGAAAAGAACTTCACTCATTTATCAAGGATAAAGGGTGGAGTTTTTCTGGTTTTGAACTAATTGAGTTAGCTGGACCAAATCAACTAGTCTTTAAGTATTCAAAGGATCTAGACCAAATTGAAATGACTGGTGGAATTCCTTTAGGCGATTCAAGTTTTGATGGAAGGATGATTGAAGGCGTGCTTGGACAAAACACAGTAAATAAGATAATGTCGGGTTACGTGACCAGTGGATTTAAGATAGAGAGAAAAGTTCGTCCAGAAAAAATAATAAGCTTGACTAGAAAAAATAAAACTAGCTAATATGAAACGTGAAGTATTTATACACGTCCTTGATAAGATCAGGAATAAATCTAAAAAAATTGATGAACTGTATGCTTTAGGCATAGACCTGATTAATTTCTCAGATGACTCTAATGAAGTAATAAATATTTTATTAGAGGTTTACTATGGTAAAGAAGGAGCAGATTGGATTAGTTGGTATCTATGGGAAAGAGATCCAGATGGAGCACTTGACCAGGCTACTACTAGTGACGGAACACCTATATGTTACAATGATACTTCCTTATGGGAAGAAGTAGAGAAATGTAGGTTAGAAAACACGGAGGAGTATGAGCTACCTATTAGACTAACTGATGAAGAGAGAGCAGAAATATTAAACATAATAGCAAAAGGAATATAATATGAAAAAACTGGACACACAATTAAATCTATTATTACTGTGATAATTATTTATAATATCATACTTGGTTTCTGGATATCTTCTATGTTATGGTTAATTTATTGTTGGATTAAATATAAAAATTAAAAGATGACAGAAAAAGAAATAACCCTGCTTAGATTTAAGCGGGAAGAAATGGAGGATGATGATTACTATTACGTATATGACATTGCGCAGGGCTTTACTTTCATCTCAAATGCAAAGACTGAACTAGACGAAAATGGGGGCTGGTATGTTGAATTTTTTGACTCAGACCCAGCGATTCGATTTACAGAATTTGGTGAAGTTCAGGGACTTATTAATCAGTTAACAAGAGCAGTTGTAAAATTACCAAAGGTCTAGCGTAAATCTAGGCGCTTATAATTATTTTTATAAAGATAAATAACTTAGATTATGAAAGTAATAAGACGTTTTTCTGAATTTATAAATGAAAGTGCAATCGAGGTTACACCAAGCTCAGCTGATTCTTTTGTCACAATACTTGATAAGTACGACGGTGAGAAGGAGGTTGGGAACAACGGTGGAGCAATGGTAGAAGGCTTCCTAAAAACAATAGGTCTGGGTAAAGGTCAACCTTGGTGCCAGGCTTTTGTGTATGCAGTCTTTGATGAGTTTACTAAAAGCAAAGGGATATCTAATCCTTTACCTAAAACTGGCTCAGTGCTTTCGCATTGGAAGCAGGCGCCTGAACCAAATAAGATCAAAGCATCTGATATAAAAATAGGTAGTACTTCTGGTTCTTCAAGTACTGCAGGTTCTAGTGGAAGTTCAGGTACCTCAGGATCTAGCGGTTCTTCAGGTACGTCTGGCCCTAAACCTGTAGATTCTAAAAAAGTACAACCAGGTCAGGTTTTTATTAAAACCAGAGTAGGTGGCGGTCATACTGGAATAGTATTAAAAGTAGACGGAGAATCTTTCATTTCACTTGACGGTAATTCTTCAGACAAGGTAAAGATCAATAAGTACAAGATAAAGGATATGCTAGGTTTCGTTGACTATTTTCAAAATCAAGAATTCAGCGACGCTTTTGTTAAAGCCGCTTCCTCCTTAATATCTAAAAGCTCAGTAGGCCAGGGTGGAGGTAAAGAAACCTAAAAAAGAATTAGCCTATTTAGTTACATATAAATAACAAAAAACTAAGTAGGTGGAACCTGGAGATCATTTCATACATTACAGTAGATCAGGATCAACTCAGGATATAGTCAAGGAGGTCCGCAATAAAATTAGTTATGACTTATCAAATCAAGTAAAGGTGATGAAGAGTGTGATACTAGGAGTATCCGGTAAGACTTACGATCAGAGAGAGTGTTTACCTGTAGTTGGTCAAATCTCATGTAAGTTTCTAAAGTTACTAAATCGCTTCTTTAATAAGAACTAGATACGCGAGCTTATTATCTTGTCTAATCCTTTAACTGCTAAGAGATCAAAAAAAGAATCTGAAGCTAGTTGTAATAAGACAAGAGGTTCAGCCTCTCTACGAGCCTCAAAAAGAGTAGTAATGTCTTGATCTAGATCTAATTCAATCACAAGTCTTCGAAAAGCATACCTAAAAGTTACCTTAGCAATCGGACCGTCTGCTTCTAAAGTCAGCGAAGTAGCACCATTATCCTCTAGGTAGTTTAC